AGCGCTTGAGACACGTTACGATTACAACCCTGGCCCTTTAGATAAACTGCTCACTAACGGCACAGTTGGGTTTGACGACCGCTCAATCAGACAAGCTCTTACGCCAACGCGTGAGCAAGACACGCCCAATAATGCTTGGACAATATTCAATCGAGTGCAAGAGTCAGTTATCAGAGGTAATTTCGATGTACTTGGCCCACGCAAGCAAAACGGACACAAGTTCGTCGGGTACAAAGAGTCCAAAAAACTTACTTCAATTAAACAAAATGTGTCTGTGAACCGCCAGTTATGGGACATAGCGCAAGAAACCTTAATCAAAGAGGCCGCATAATGGACAATTCGTGGATTGTTTGTTGGCAACAAAATGCCAAAGACTATTGGGAAGTTTTTAACGACGAACAAAGCGCAAATGTTTGTTACAATTTAGTCATGCAAGACAGTCAAATCGCTGTACTCACGACTGTTGTGAATTGCTCTGACTACAAACATCACGGACAACAAGAGTTGTTTCAATGAAAACAAGAATACATGTCAATCAACACAATATACGCGCTAACACCAAAGGGGCGAACGAACCCGTGCTTACAGTCAAAGACTACAAGCAAAACCGGAAAACCAACAATGTCGAAATTCGAGACAGCAACAACGACGTTGTAGCCACTGTGGTTTACGCCCCCGAAAAGCCTCTTAGTTGCGGCGCGCGAGTCTGGATTGAAACAGATCTCGACGTTATTTGTTGAGCTAGTATATTAGTTCTGGTACTATTCTAGTCCTACTAGGAGAGTATCAACTATGAGTTTAGACGACGCTACACCCGCCGAATGGAACAGAGCTACAGCAGCAAACTCAGAAATAAATTCACCCGCGCATTACACAATGACCAAAATCGAATGCTTAGATTATCTCCAAGATAATTTAGGAGATAACTTTGAGTATTTTTTAGAGGGCAACATAAAAAAATACCTTCACAGATTCCGATACAAAGGATCAGCACAAAACGATTTGCTGAAAGCTCAGTTCTATCTTAATAGGTTAATTCTACACCACAGCAAATAATCACAAAATCATCTAGGAGGATGCCATGAAAACAAAAGAATATATCTCAGGACTCAAAGATCTAAACGAGAATCAGATCCACCCCGAGTTCCACGCATACACAACCGTCTGGATGAAGACCCACTTACCTTCTACGTACTCTGAACTTAAAGCCGCGTTCAATACTATTGAAAGCGAAATTTATGCAGCGCACGAATGCGAAGACGCACGGCAACCTTTTTAATGACTACTTCAAAAACACCTTACGTTCGCAATCGCGCAGTGCATTATGCAAATGAGCGAGGAAAAAGAAAACGCGAACAAGCACTACAACAATTTAGTAATCATTGGATACGCAAAAGGCTTGTCAAATGCAAATAGTTACTCTCGACTTCGAAACATACTATGCACCTAAATACAGTCTTACCAAACTAACAACGATGGAGTACGTCAACCACGACTTGTTTAAAGTCTGGGGCGTGGGGATCAAAATTGATACCGGCGATACGGAGTGGTATGGCGAAGACGACGTTGAAGATGCCATTGGCGAAATTGATTGGGAAGACACTTCGCTCATATGTCACAACACAATGTTTGACGCATACATACTTACTCAACATTACAAAGTACAACCAAGGTTTTACTTTGACACAGCTGCAATGTCACGAGGTCTGTACCCAGGTCAGTCAGCGCGACTAAAAGATTGCGCCATGCGAGCTTTTCCAGACGACGAAACAATGCGCAAAGGCGAAGAACTTTCTTCTGCAAAAGGTGTTTACACACTTGACCCTGAGTTAGAAGAAACCATTGCTAGCTACTGCATTCAAGACGTAGATCTCACCTACGCTCTTTTTTACCATTATCTTTTGGAAATGCCACAGTCCGAAATAGATTTAATCGACATGACATGCAAAATGTTTGTCGAGCCAAAGATTAAGATTGACCGAGAACGACTGACAAAGTACCACGGACAAGAATTTACTAAAGCCGAAAAAACAATAGCTGCTGCCGGTATAGATCGCAAGGTACTCAGTTCGAACCAGCAATTCGCAGAACACATTTACAAAATGGGGTTAGTCCCACCGACAAAGATCAGCCCGACTACAGGCGAAGAGATTCCTGCGCTCGGTAAAAACGACAAAGCTTTTACACAGATGCAACACATGTACCCTCAATTTGAACACATATGGCACGCGCGCATCGCAATTAAAAGCAGGCTTACCGAAACACGCTCCAAACGATTCTTAGATGCGGCTTGGAACGACGATTGGCTACCTGTACCCCTTCGTTATTACGCAGCGCACACAGGTCGCTTTGGTGGCACCGACAAACTTAACATGCAGAATCTGCCTCGCGGGGGTGAGCTTAGAAAATGCATAGTAGCTGCTGACGGCAAACTGTTGTTTGTCGCTGATCTTTCAAACATTGAAGCACGCATGCTAGCGTGGCTTGCGGGGGAAATAGACTTACTCCAACAGTTTAGAAACGGCGAAGACATCTACAGCAATCTAGCGTCTGAAATATACGGCAGACCAATCAACAAGACTGATGACCCTGTCGAACGATTCGTCGGCAAGGTTGCGGTGTTGGGTCTGGGGTATGGAATGGGACATCGTAAGTTTAAAGACACGCTAGCAGCTGGAGCAATGGGGCCAGCCGTAAACTTTACTGACGCAGAAGCTAAAAAAGTTGTAGACGCGTATCGAGCAGTCTATCCAAAAATACCTACGTTATGGCACAAGCTTGAGGACTTGCTCAAGCAAACTATGCATGCAGATAACTTCGGAAACGTTTACGGGCCATTAACTGTTGCACAACATGCCCTTGAGCTTCCAAATAAAATGTCTCTCAAGTACCACAATTTGCGGTATGGCAGTGACGGAATGGTGTACGACGGTCGAGGATCAAAAACAGAGTACACATACGGAGGTCGGATTACAGAGAACGTGGTTCAAGCTTTATCAAGAATCATTGTCACTGACAGCATGTTACGCCTAAATCGATCAAATATCGGTGATGTAGTGCTAACCGTACACGATGAAATAATTATTAGTGGAAGTACTAATAACGCTGATGATACAATAAAGTTTATCATTGACGATATGTGCATACCGCCAGTTTGGGCACTCGATATACCTCTAGATGCCGAAGGCGGCTATGACAAATCTTATAGCAAATAAATGTCTAGATTAGTACTGACACGGAAAGAAAACGAAGCTGTCGTAATTCAAAAAGACGGCGTCGTTGTCGCGTCACTAAAAGTATCAAGGATTGACCGCAACCAAGTAAGGTTGGCGTTTGAAGCTGAATTAGATGTACAAATAGATCGGGATGAGATCTATCAATCAAAAGAGCCTACAAAATAATAATATAGTAGAGGCTGGTTGAGGAACAAAATGCAGATAACATTTTTGGAGGCAACTAACGGCCTCCGACTAAGCAAACATCACTCTGGGAAAGACGGTTTTCGTCCTTACCCTCACGTCAAAAAAGTAACTTCTCATCACTACGAGTTAACTACAGATAAGACTGGCCTAGACAAATTAGCTATGCTAATAAAAGATCATGGCGACCGTGGTCATTGCATGCTCAAAGGCAACTTAAAAGAACCGCTTGTTGATGAATCAAGAGCGGGTAAGTCCAACAGAACAGAACTAACTAATCTTTTAGTACTCGACATAGACGGCGTTGTTCTACCTAAGCCCTGCAACAAAACGAACAAGCTTACTGCAGCAGATGTTGCTGTTTTAACAACCCAAATTATTTCTGAGCTACCCATCGAGTTGCGAGACGTAAGTTACATTGCTCAAGCATCATCTAGTCTCGGAATGAAAGGCGACAAAACGTCACTGCATATATTCATGCTGATGTCAGTTGCAATGCCACCTAAGTCAATAAAGCTTTGGCTACAAGACGTTAACTTTGAGTCAGATGTGTTTCAAGAGCAGCTTAGTTTATCGGTTAACGGACAATCTCTGAAGCTACCGCTTGATTCATCTGTTGCTGACAATTCAAAGATTATATTCATTGCACCGCCGAGTTTTGATAAAAAATCTAGCAACCCATTTGCAAGTGACACTGACAGACTTATCAAAGTTGACAGATTAAATCCTTCGTTTGATCTAGCAAAACTAATGGATGGCATTAGTCCACAACGCAATTTTGAAAAAAGCCAAAAGTTCAAAGATAAGTTACGCGAAGAGTCTGGGTTTTCTAAACGCGTCACAAAAACGCGCATAACTTCTATCGACTCAGTCAATGAAGAAGTGCTTACAAATCCAGACAAAATGGCTATTGCCATTGTTGATGAAAGCTCGTTCCCGTACATACGCTGCAATATAAATAACGGCGATTCTGGCGCGTACTACTTCAACATGACGAAGCCCACATACATGTACAATTTCAAAGACGAACCGCTCTTCGAAATTGAGAAAGCTGACCCAGATTTTTACATGTCGATCTTTGATCGGTACGAAGAACGTTTAGAAGAAATAGGACAATCGACGCGCCCGATTGTATTACGAGACTACAGAACAGACACTTTTTATAACGGCGTGTACGACCCAAATATAGATTCATTTAGCGCCGATTTTCCTTTGACGCCAATTGCTAAAAATAACGTAGAAGATTTCTTCATGAACCACGGTAAGGTTCCGCCAGATTTTATCCCAGACGGACGCGTTGTTTTTGATCCAACGTCTGATGAAAAGGCCATGAACTTTAGCAAGCTGCCTTACTACGTTAATACTTACCGTAAAACAGCGTTTGTTCGCAACTGCTCCGACCCAGCAACACCGCTTGAAATTGGCATTAGTAAAACATTGTCTACGACCTGCCCTCTCATCTATAAAATTATTTATCACATGCTCGGAAACGGTGATGAAGAGTTCGAGCGGTTTATCAATTGGTTAGCTTATATCTATCAAACACGTCAAAAGACAGGTGTTGCATGGGTATTAACGGGAACACAAGGCACAGGCAAAGGCATTTTTTACAGTAAAATATTGCGCCAGTTGTTTGGTACACCACACGTACCCATGAAATTCTTACAGAGCATGGAAGAGCAGTTCAATCTGTACATGCGAGACTCGCTTTTTTTAATTGTTGATGAATTTCACATGGCATCAGCTAGTTCAGCAGCAGGCAAAATGGCTGACAAACTTAAAAACCAAATCACTGAACCTACGCTCACAATACGCGGGATGCGATCTAACCAAGACGAAGTTGAAAGCTACACAAACTATCTGTTCTTAGCTAATCGAGTTGATGCAGTAAACATCGAGGTCGGGGATCGTCGGTACAATATTGCTCCTCGACAAGAACAAAAATTACTCGACAAATATCCAGACATAGCCGAGCAGCTTGACTCAAACAAAATAAACAAAGAACTGTACGATTTTGCAGGCGCGTTAAACACTTTCAGGGTAGATGCTCGTTTAGCTAAGCTAGCAATTGATAACAGAGCAAAAGAACAAATGAGAAACGTCTCAATGACAATCTTCGAAGAGTTCTGTCAAGCGCTAAAAGAAGGCAAGCTTACTTACTTCACAGATATTTTAGACATCAACACAGCATCTGTTTTGCATGCTAATGAAATTGAAGCCGCGCAACGACTTGTAAAGTCATGGATTTTCGCATCATCAAATGACTATGCAGTAATTCCGATGGAGCACTTGCGTACTGTATTCCACGTACAGACAGAGCAAAACCCACGGCTAGCGCAGCGAGAGTTTACCAAACGTATGAGCCGAAGCGGCGTAGAAGCAAGTCGAAGAAGAGCTTTCGGCGCTGCTCGAGGAGCGTTTCCGATTCGAGGGGTTATAACAGATTGGGTTGTCGATGAACTAGAAAAACGACGATTAGTAGAGCAATACTTTACAGACAACGATAACAAGCTATTTAACCAAAACAGGTAATTACTGTGAAGCTAACAGCTGACGAACGACCGGACAAAGATAAGCCTCTTGAGAAGCCAACAGAACTAGGGCCGCTCAAAGCGTGGTCGTACTCAGCACTTAAAATTTTTGAAGGCTGTCCATACCGCAGTTACATACAAAAAGTAAAACGTATACGCGAAGAGTCAGGGCCAGCTGCAGAACGCGGTAGTCTTATTCACCAAGAAGCAGAAGATTATGTCAATGGTACGCTTGGCGAGTTCCCCGCATCTTGTGCAAAGTTTAAAGATGAGTTCGAAGAACTACGGCAAGGGTACATCGACGCAAAAGTAGAGCTTGAAGGCGAGTGGGGATTTGATATCAATTGGCAACCTGCTGGCTGGATGGAAGCAAAAACTTGGGCACGTATTAAATTAGATGCCTTAGTTCACCAAGACGAGCAGAGTGCTCGAGTAATAGATTATAAAACAGGGAAGAAATGGGGAAATGAGATAAGTCATTCTCAACAAGGACTGTTGTACGCGATTGGCACCTTCTTTCGTTACCCCTCGTTAGAGTTCGTACAAACTGAGTTTTGGTATCTCGACAAAGGTGAAACAACAAGGAAAAGTTACACACGAGACCAAGCTATGCAGTTCACGCCAGGATGGCATCGACGGGCTATTAAAATGACAACAGCTACAGACTTTGCACCAACTCCATCCAAGGACGCATGCCGTTGGTGCTCGTTTCGAAAAGGCGATTTCCCAGAGTGTACATGGGGAGTTTCCTAAAAGTTCCTCTCTAGGTGCCTTACCTAGTTTGCCTCGCTTACGCGGGGCTTTTTTTCGCCATGACGAAAGGACAGTCACTGTGATTCACAATTTTATTCTACGACTAATAGTAACAACCTACGCATACATTTACTTCAAACAAAAATTCTATACGGAACCAGACAATGAACGACTTAAAAACCTTACTGACAGGCCACATGTCACCCTTACCGGAGGAGCAGAAGAATGCAGCACTGCTACAAAAGACACTCAGAAATCATCTCTTATCAACTGAAGACCGATCCTTTGGAAGCTATTTATTGGTCAACGTACCGGCTCAAAAAAAGCGACATAGATCTACTGACACAGTTTGATCGCACAACGACCGCTGAAATAAAACAGGAGATATTTGATGACATCGTTAGCCGCGAACCTAATCCCAGTAAAAAATCTGCGCCCCCCACACACGAGGTTCCGAAAAAACGTAAAGCCAGCATCTATCAATATGATCAAACGCGGTAAACAAAATGCGAAACTAGGCGACAAAGTCACTGTCAAAATGTGGAAAGACATGACAATCTATTCGTTAACGCTAGAAGAGCGCGCTACGTGCCCTTCTGATTGCGAACAATGGGACAACTGTTACGGTAACAATATGCCGTTTGGTCACAGATTTGACCATACCGATCCAAAGTTTATTTACTTTCTTTCAGCGCAACTCGAACATCTAAACCGAAAGCACACTGAAGGCTTTGTTATTCGACTGCATGTACTAGGTGACTTTTACGACACTCACTACGTAGATCAATGGCGCACTTGGCTCGACCAGTTCGAAAACCTCCATGTATTTGGTTATACGCACCACAATCTTCGCTCTGACATAGGTTGGTGGATTAACCAGACCAATAGAATATACCCCTCAAGGTTCCGTGTCCGGTTCTCAGATGATTCGGACACGGAATTTAGTGCGCATGTAGGAACCGACACTGCGCTTTCTGGAGGGATTATGTGCCCAGAACAAACAGGTAAAACAGACAGCTGTGCCTCTTGTGGCTACTGCTGGTCTAGCGATCAACCTGTTGTTTTTATTGAACATTAAAATTAGCTGTGCTAATATACTAAACCATCAATGAGTGATGACTATGAAACCTTTCGAGCACCAAAAAGTCACGACTGACTTCATCAAAGACAACAAACGCTGTCTTATTACGTCTGATCCAGGCACAGGTAAAACGCGCTCTGTGCTAGACGCAATCGTTGACCAAGAACAACGG